GTACGCCTTCTGGGCGGCGGCCACCTTCTCCCGGTTGGCCTCTCTGTACGCCTTCTGGGCGGCGGCCACCTTCTCCCGGTTGGCCTCTCTGTACGCCTTCTGGGCGGCGGCCACCTTCTCCCGGTTGGCCTCGTAGTACGCCTTCTGGGCGGCGGCCACCTTGGTGCGCTCTCTCAACTCGCTGTCCCGGATCATAGACGCCCGGCGTTCCTCCTGGGTGATCCGGTCATTGACGCAGTCTGGGAATGGGCAGTGAAAACAATCCCGGTTGCAAACCGGCGGCTCGCTTTTGGGGATTGACGATAGCGTTTCTGCCATGTTATAATACTCCTTGGTCTCCCAGAGACGGCCATGCGCCGTCTCGACCGCCCCGGGCGTCTGCACGCGCCCGGGGCTTTTTCTTTTTTTTATTCTTCGGCCGCGCTCTCGGCCTCGATCACGGCCAGCGCCGCGTCGAGGGCGCGCCATTCTTCCTGGCCGAGCTTCGCCGAATTCAGCGCGTCCATCACGCGGTGTTCGGTCAGCACGCCGCCGGATGCCTCCGCGATCCGCGCCATCGTCACGCCGCGCGCTCTGGCCTCCCGCAGGGCGTCGGTGATCCGCTGCTTGTACTTCACCCACGGCCCCGGCGCCTTCGCCTGCGGCTGCACGGTCTCCGGCGGCGGCATACGGCGGGGCTTCTCGCCCAGGGCCTCCCGGAGGAGCTCCCGGAGCACGGGATAGAGGTCGTCTTTGTACAGGAGCCGCGGATCCTGCTCCGCGCCGCGTTCGATCTCGTAGGCGCGGCGAATCTGGTAGTAGAGATCCAGCCACTTGCCGAGCACGGCGTCAGGCTGACCGGTCACGGCGGCGAGGATGCTCACGCAGCTCGTAAGGGCCGCCTTCGCGTCGTCAAGTCGTTTTGATGTCGCCATCGCGCCCTCCCATGATCCGGATCCGCCGCAGCTCGTCGATGTATGCGGAGCCGTAGTCCCGGTCGAAGGGGACGAAGAGCTCGTCGCCCACGATCTTCCGGATCGCCTCGTCCCGCTTGGCCTTAGCAAAGGCGAGATCCCGGTCGCCGTTGCCGGTCTTTTTGTCGGCGTCGTCGATAAACATGCCGGCGAGCTCCTCCATGGCGTCCATGTAGGCGTCCCGGAAGGCGGCCGCCCGGCCCGGCCCCATGCCGAAGACCTCGTGCGCCGCGAGGATCGCCGCGTCGAAGGCCAGCGCGAGGCGGGCCGTCGTCTGCTCGGCGACGAGTTTCTTTGAGATCCTCTCCGCGAGGATCAGCGTCTGATTCTTCGCGCTCATGCTCACACCACCTTCATGCCCGGCTTGTAGAGGCAGGGGCGCTTGACCTCTGCCTGCTTCACCGGCTGCGGCTGGTGGAGGATCCGCCGGGCCTCGACGTAGTCCTCGAGATCCTGCTCGTCGATCCGCACCAGCTTCGGCCCGATGCGGTAGGCGGTGAGCTGCCCGCGGGCGATGATGCCCTCCAGCGTCCGCACGCCGATCGCAAGCCGCGCCGCGGCCTCCTGCTTTGTGATATAGGCCATTCACTCCGCCCCCTCTGCGTACTGCAGCTCGTAGGCTGCGCGGATCAGCCCGTCGAGCTCGCCCAGGGCCTCGCCGAAGGCCAGCGTCTCAGTCTGGTCGATCTTCCCGTCGGCGGCCAGCCGCAGGAGATCCTGCAGGCCGCCGCGCTGGAAGTCCTGCACCCGGACGAGGAGCGTGAGCACCGCCTCTGGCAGCGTCCGCCGCTCCACCTCCGGGAGGATCTGTCCGGCGACGCGGCTCTTGTTGAGGAGATGCCAGTAGCAGTAGATCTGCTGCCCGGCGGCCTCGCTCATGCCGAGGGCGATCTCGTCCGGCGGGATCGTCTTCCCGGCCTCGTATGCTTTAACACTGTCCACCGAGATCCCGAGGATCTCCGCCCACCGCTCCTGGGTGAGACCGGCAGCCGTCCTCGCCCTGCGGTAGATGTTCCGGTAGTCCATCTCCATGGTCTCAGCCCTCCAGACCGGGTATAATACCCATGTCATCTTGAGCGGAGCGCAGCGGAGTCGAAAGATCTTTCTCCGCCTCGTCCTCCACCGGTCTTTCGTAGAGGGCGTCGATGTCGCAGCATAGCAGGTCCGCCATCTTCGGCAGCCATCCGGCCGATGGCCAGACGCGACCCACCTCCCACGCGGCCAGCAGTGAGCGCGTCACGCCCAGCGCGTCGGCGAAGGTCTGCTGCGTGTAGCCTGCCCGCTTCCGCCGCGGGGCGAGGCCGATCAGGCCCGTCGTCATCATCTTGCACATTCTTCTTTGGTCTCCCTTCTCCGGCCTGCACGCCGGTGTCGTCATTGCGTCATTGCGAGCCAGCGCGCACGCTGGCGTGGCAATCCGTTTTTCTCCCCCTCCGGAGAGCGCCCGCGTCACGTGGCCGGGCGCCCCCAGAAAAGGAAGATGAGCTCCGCCATGCCTGGGCGGATGGCGCGGCCGGGCGGATTCGAACCGCCTCGCCTGCAGGGCTTGACACTCCCCGCGGGGCCTCCTGCCGCCGCAGATTGCCTTCCCCTTGAGGGGAAGGTGGCCCGAAGGGCCAGAAGAATTCTTAAAGAGGGTAGGAAGTTGTGGTGTCCCAATGAATCAGCTCCCGAGCGACATCTACGCAGATGTTCCAATACATCACCGGCTTTTTGCTCCGGCCTCTGTAAGTTAAAACTTCGACCCTCACGTAGTTGCTCGAATTGGCCACAACAGCCTGTATCTCAGCTCTTCCGTCCTTGGGGAGCCGTCCAGTCTCTCGCAGCGCGTTCTCGATTGCGTCCCGGATTTCCATTTCAGTCTCCCTTCTCCGGCCTGCACGCCGGTTCCATCATTGCGTCATTGCGAACCAGTCCTCAGACTGGTGTGGCAATCCGTTCTCCGCTGGCGCGGCGCGCCGGAGTTGCACCGGTGACGCGGGTGGGTAAGCCCGCGCGGCACTCGCCGCCGCGTATTGCATCGGCCTCCCCGCCGCGCTATACTGTCCGCGGAAGGAGGTGAGATCATGCCTAAAACTGACAAAGAGCTGGCGGTGGACATCGTATGCGCCTACATCAACGCCCGCTTCACGATCCCAAACCCTGAGAAAAAGCCTGACCGTGAGCATCTGGCCGCAATGTTGAAGGACGCATACGACGCCGTCCGCGCCTTGCCGGATCAGCCTGAGAGTTAAGGCCACTCGGTCGGCTTCTCGCCGTCGGGGGCTTCTCTCACGTTGGTCTCCGGTTCCGGTCGCCGCTCTTGCAGTATGTCTGCGAGGGCGGCGATTTCTTCGGGCGTGCCCTGCAAAAAGATGGTCATTTGCTCAGCCTCCTGTTTTTCTGTCCCTCCGCCCCGGGGCGGCTCGTGGCAAATTGCAGAGGACCACGGCCGCCCTGACCTCACCGGGCCACCGGCCGGGACAGGAGGGCATACCAAATCGGTATGCGAGCATTATAATAAATACCGAAACGGGATTTGTCAAGATGGTTAACAATAATAATTTCCGATTTGGTAGTTCTGCTGAAATTCGGCTTCCACTTGTTGTATACTGTTCACAATGAGGTGGACGATATGAACAGATTGAAAGAGATACGGATCCAAAGGGGGCTGCAACAGAAAAACGTAGCAGCTCTGCTTAATTGCTCGCCCGTTACAGTGTCCAGATATGAGACTGGTGAGCGAGATCCCGACATAGAAACCATCCTCCGCCTCTGCGAGATCTTCGGCTGTACGGCAGACTATCTTCTCGGCCGGAGCGCCGTCCCGTCCGCCCAGCTCAGCCCGGAGGAGGAGGATCTGCTCACCGCCTGGCGCCGGGCCACGCCGGAGATCCGCGCGATCATCGACGCCGCCCTGGCGCCATACAGGGAAGAAGATACCGCCGCCGCCCCGACGGCGTGATCGAATTGTGTTAATTCTGGACACCGGGAGGGGAGCGCGTGGGTTTTCGTTTTCGGAAGTCTTATAAATTGGGGCCGTTCCGGTTCACGGCCTCGAAGTCGGGGATCAGCACCAGCGTCGGCGTGAAGGGCGCGCGGGTCACCCGCACCGCCCGCGGCACGACGCGCGCCACGGCCTCGATCCCCGGAACCGGCCTGAGCTGGGTCGAGGAGACCGGCAAAAAGAAAAAGCCCGCCGGATCGGCGGGAGGGGAGCGCAGAATGAGTAAAAAGACGAAGTGGATCATCGGGATCGTCGCCGCCATGATGCTGTTCGGCGGCGTCAGCTCAAGAGGAGAGAAGACGACCGTCACCGTCACGCCAGCGCCTTCGGAGCCGGTGCGTGCCGCCGTCGTCGCCGTGACGGACGTCCCGACGCCGACAGCGACGCCGGAGCCCACGCCGGAGCCGGAGCCCACGCCGGAGCCGGAGCCAACGCCGGAGCCGACACCGACGCCGGAGCCCACGCCCAGGGTCGAGAACACCTACATTTTGAACGTGAACACCGGCACCGTGCACCGGCCCGGCTGCCGCTTCGTGAAGCAGATGAAGGACAGCAACAAGCAGGAGATCGTCTGCACCCGCGAGGAGCTGCACGCCATGGGCTACAACCTCTGCGACACCTGCAACCCGTGAGCCGCTTATAAAAAAAAATCAGGCCCCGTTTCCGGGGCCTGTCTTGTGGCCGTCATTTGATCAGACTTTCGATATATGCGGAGGCTGAGATCCCGGCCTCCGCCGCCCTGCGCTTGATGGTCTCGGCGGCTGCCGCGCTGATACTGTAGCAGACCTGCACGCGGCTCTCGTCCTCAGCGACCGCGCCGAAGATCTCCTCAAACTCGTCGCCGTCCAAGTGTTCCTCCGCCCAGGCGCGGGCCTCGGCGAAGCTCATGGGCATGATCCGCTCGCCGCTCGACCATGCGTTGTCGATCCGCTCCGCATAGTTCGTCGCTGGGCCGCCCTCGCCGTGCAGGAAAAACTCGCCGGTCTTTTTGCGGTACAGGGTCTCCTCCCTGTGATCGAAGTCCCGCCACGTGCCGCCGTTGCTCCACGCGCCGACGGCCTTGGCCGTCGCTGTGTCATAGACCTTGCCGTTGATGATTTTTTTCATTGTTTGACCTCCTCAAATTCCAATCAGGCTTTGTACTCGCGCATCACTTTGCGCAGGAACATGTGCTCGGTCCTGGTCAGCTGCCAGCTGTCGATCCACCAGGCTGCGTTGTCTTTGGCCTCGATCCATGCGCGGAAGTCCTCGAGTTGCGCCTTCATGGCGGTGTTGGCCATCGCGTCCAGCGCGGTCATGACCTTCGTCTTGATCTCCTCGGCCCATGTGATCTGTTTTGTGGTTCCCTTCATTTTTATGCCCTCCTGTCTTATCCTCTGTGACTCTATATTATCATAGAGTTTATATAATGTCAATAGGGAATTAGAGATTTTATAAAAATATGTCGAGAAAAGCCAAGAAGAAATACGGCCCCGGCGGCCAGTATTACCGCAAGCGGATCCGCCGCCCCGACGGCAAGTGGGAGGACGTCTACGCGAAGACGACCGCGGAGCTGGCCGAGAAGGTCACCGTCCGGCAAACCCAGCTCGCCGCCGAGGCTACTGCCGCCGCCGGCGCGCCGAAGGATCCGTATTTCTACGAGTATGCCGCCGCCTGGTATTCCCGCGTAAAGGGGAACTATCGGCCGAAGTACCGCGCCATGGTCGAAAATCAGATCAACAAGGTGATCTGTCCCGTGATCGGCGGCAAGCCGCTCCGGGAAATCACAAGCGACGACCTCGCCGCCGTTCTGGCCACGCGGCAGCACCTGAGCCGAAGCAGTCAGCAGAAAACCGTCCTGATCCTCAAACAGATCATGGACGCAGCATACGAGGCCGGCGCCGTCGACCGGCTCCCGGCCCGGAAGCTCAAGCCCGGCGGACGCCCGCCGCAGAAGCGCCACGCGATCACCGAGAAGCAGCAGGCGGATCTGATTGCCGCCGTCCGCGGCCTCAGCGTCGAGCCCTGCGTCATGCTGGCGCTCTTCACCGGCATGCGCCGCGAGGAGATCTGCGCCCTGCGCTGGGACGCCGTCGAGCTGGACGGGGAGGCCCCGCACGTCACCGTCCGCCGCGCCTGCCGCTGGGACACCGGGACGGCGCCCGCGGTGGAGGAGCTGCTCAAGTCCGACGCCGGCTTCCGCGTGATCCCGATCCCGCCCCAGCTCGTCGAGTATCTCCGGGACCTCCGCGCCGCCCGGATCGCGGCGCTGCCAAAACGCAGCAAAAAAGACGAGGCCGCTGCGCCTGCGCAGCGGATCCTCGCCCACTATGTCTATTGCATGGCCGACGGCAGCCCCGTCACCATGACGGCCTTCCGCCGCCGCTGGGAGACGATCAGGTCCCGCAGCACGGCCTCCGGCCGTCCTCTCGGGGAGAAGGTCCGGAACCGCCCGTACTCGATCACGCTGGACGCCTATCCGACGCCCCACGAGCTGCGGCACACCTACATCACGCGGCTGATCCTGGGCGGCGTCGACCTCAAGCGCGTCCAGTATCTCGCCGGCCACGCGGATCCGACGGTCACGCTGCAGATCTACACCGACCTCATGGGCCATGCCCCGGAGGATCTGATCGGCGACGTCGAGAGGATCTTTGCCCCGAAGCCCTGAGCCATTACCCCCGGATTACCCCTAAAGCCATCCGTACCCCCATCCGGACGGTCGATTTTACGCAATGCTTGCGCGCCCTGCGGGATCTCGCGCAAGCCAGGGAGGCATTGCAGCGCAAGCACTTCCGGCTTTCCGTTGAAAAATCAGCGTTTCCGCCGCGCCCCGGACGCGGCCTTCGTAATCAGCAGGTCGTGTGTTCGAGTCACATTACCAGCTCCAGCAGAAAAGCCCGCAGGATCAACGCCTGCGGGCTTTTTCCTGCTTGAGGACGACATAGATGTCGGGAACAAATTACCCCCGAGATTACCCCTAAAACAGGAAACCGGGTCCAGGATTGCTTCCGGATCCGGTTTCCTTCTCTCAGTTTTCCGGGTCTTCACCGCCGGCCTCGCGGTCGATTTTGTCGCGGTACTGTTTGAGGCCGTTCTTGATCCAGGACGGAACCTTCGCGCCGAGCTTTTCGGCGTTCTCGGCGATGCTGCCGAGCTCGGTGAAGATGTACCAGAGCAGCACGACCGGCGTGATGATCGCCGAGATCTGGATCCCGATGTCGATCCCGGATCCCTCTACGATCACGTGCAGCGCGATGTCACAGAGCGCGGCGACCAGGACGGCGAAGATCTCGCCGAGCTTGTGCCAGAGGCCCTCGCGCGCGATGTCGCTCGACCACTCGCCATTTTTGTGGGCCGCTGCCGTGCCGGAGAGGTAGTCCAGCAGGAAACAGAGGACCCAGATGATCACCGCCCAGCCGACCCAGCCCCAGAGGGCTGTCAGGAAGGCGAGGATCGCAGAGACCACCGCTTTGATCTCGGTGGCTTTATCAGGTGCAGGCATTTCAATCTCCCCCTATAAATCAAATTTGCATAAGAGCCGTCCAGGTTTCGGCACCGCAGATCCCGTGGGCCTCGATGCCGGTGGCCGCCTGGAAGGCTCTGATCGCCGCGTCAGTGTGTTCCCCGGCCTCGCCGTCGATCCATACCGGGTCAAAGCCCACGTGCTTGAGTGCGGCCTGGAGCGCGGCCACAGCGGCGCCTGTGTCGCCTTTTCGGACGGTCGGGATCGAGACCTCGCAGGTCTCGATCTCGCGCTCCTTGGGCGGCTCGTCCGCGGCCGGGGCGATGGTCTCACCGCCGAAGTAGCGGAGCACGCAGTCCCATGGATAGTCCCGGTAGGCCCTAACCAGAAATTCCCGCCCTGTCTGGTCGCCGGGAGCGCCGCCGTTTGCGGTGCCCATCTCGTTGATGCTGGCCTCGACCTCGCGTCCTCCGCCGCAGTACATCGCCGTGTGACGGGCACGGTTCAGGAGCACGTCGCCGCGCTGGAGGCCGTCGCCCGTCGATCTGCTGACCATAGCCGTTACGTCGCGGAAGCCGTGGGCCAAAAAAACGGGGTACATGTTGCCCGTGTAGGTCGCGCCGCCGGTCTTGACCGGGACGCCCGCCCGCTCCCACGCCGTGATCACGGCGGAGGAACAGTCGTAGTCCCCGCGCTCGCCCCAGCGGAGCGTCTGGTCGTAGCCGTGGGCCGGGTCGGCGGCCCACGCCTCCATGATCGAGACCGCGCGCTCAATAGTTTCTTTGGTCGTCATTCGTCCTCCTCAATCAGGCCGGAGCAGGTCTTTTCATCATCGTCTTCCATGCCATCAACGCGGCATAAACGCCGTCTTAAATCTACAGTGGAAACCAGCAGAATCCTTCCAGAACTCGATCCGCAGATTATTGACATTCTCGTCCCATCCGTTCGGATTTCCTGTGTTTCCAAGCATTTTCATCAGATTCCGATATGTCGCAAGCGAATACGTTTTTCCGAAACCGCAGATGGTGTAATTGCCGTTCGGCCTAAACTCCGTGTACTCCGTGCGAAAGCCTATTTGCTGCGCGGTCCCGTTTGCAGATGTTAAAGTGGTCAACGTTTGAAGCGTGCCCGTCACGATGTCATAGATCCGAAACAGCATGGATGCTCTCGCCGAATCACATTTGTCCATGATCGCCAGTGCGTTCAGTTCCTCCAGATAGACGATGCCGTAGGTTGCCGCGCCGCTCTGATAGAGGTTGGCGAGCGTTTCGATCGTCGAGTAATCAATAACGCCGCTGTCGTTTCTGCCGCATCTGAATAGGTAGTGTTTGTCTGAATCGCTGGCATCGGATGCCCAATAAATGTATTCAGGAGTGAAAATCATGTTCAGAACACGACAGTACATTTCACTTGGCTCTCTCGCAATAGTCCATGTCTCGCCGTTGTCCGTGGAATACCACACCTGTGCTCCTGTGTCATCATCGCCAGTGCAAAGGTAGTACACACCAGTGTAGAAATCGAAAGTGACAGTGTGGCAGTGCTTTATCCCCGCCTGTGAGCTGCCGCTCAGTGTAAAAGATTTCTTGACAACCCAATTGGTCGGGTCGGTCGGATCGCCACTGATCTTCCAGCAGTTCGTCGTCTCGACAGACGGCCGCGTATATTCGCAAAACATCGCGTCCCCGTCAGGCATGGGGCAGAATCCGCAGTTTTCAAGCCATCCGCTCGGTTTGAGCGAATTTCCAAAATCGACAAGGTGTGCAGTCTTCCAGTTTTCGCTTGCAAGAAAAACAAAGGGGTTTTTTCTATTACGGCTGTCCGATGAACCAGTGCTATTGAGTTCAGAACGATACACAGCAATAATGTCATCGTTCGGAAGTACAGCAAATTTGTAAAGAAACGGAGTACCAACCTGTTGTGTAAACGTGAACACATAAATGAGACTGGAAAAGTCTGTCGTGATGTAAAAACGACCTTCTGTGTCTTCTACAAGATACCAGTCAACAGTCGGAGGCGTACCATCAGCATAGTTAGTTTCTTTTGCGCAGACTACCGTCCAGTTGCTCGTCTTGTTGGCGATTGCGTTTCCCGCTTCAAGCACATCAAGCCTGTCCCCGGTAGCTTTTGCATCTGCGGGAACGCTTTCAATCGTAAGACTTTTATCTGTCGGCAGATAGAACCTTGTCCTGATTTGAGCGATGTACTCAGACGTAAGCTTGCTGCTTGCGCCCCCGGCCGGGAAGATGCCGACAGTCAAACCGAAAATGTGGCCCTCAGTGAAGCTAACAAAAACGTGGCTCGTTGCGTCTGCACTACCGCTGTTCGCCAGCCCATGCCGAGTAATGAAAGTACCGTCAGCGTCATACTCATACACGGCAACCGCCGCACCTTCGGGAGCAGTAACGTCAATTGCGGTTGCATCAGGGACTTTGATCGCCCCAATGAGGTTTCGAGAATTCGTGCTGATGTATCTGCTGGTATCGCTTTTGATTTTGCCTGTTTGCGCATCATAATACCCGATTCGCCATCCAGTGGGGGAAGCATCTGACGCAATAGAGGAATAATCATAATCAACCCAGTGGTTACTGATGTTATCCTTGAGTTCGGCAATTTCATCCCCCGTGGTTTTTGCGTCAGCCGCCCCAATGTTTTCCCTCGCTGTGGCCTTCCAGGTGTCGTCATTGGTCTGCGCGACGTCCCCGCGGACGGCCCCGCCGAGGATTGCGTCGATCTCCTCGCCGGTAAATGCGGAATTGTAGTATTCGTCTGGCATATCTCAGCCCTCCTCAGTAGTAAATGATCGCGCAGCCCGGAGATCCGGCCGAACCGGCGCCGCCGGTACCGCCGCGGCCGCCGATGCCGCCCTGCATGTCGAACAGCCCTTGGCCGTAAAAAATAATCTCGAAGTAGGTGCGGTTGTACCAGGTGGTGACACCGGCCGAGCCGCCGCCTCCGCCTCCATGGCCGCCGTTTCCGCCGCAGCCGGGGCGCGAGTCCGTAGCAGGGGCGGCGCCCGCGTTGGCACCGTCTCCGCCCACGTCAACGCCGGGCAGGGGAGCGTCAGTCCCAACGCCCGGAGCACCGTAGCCGGTGATCTGCACGTTCGGCGGCTGAAAGGCGTCCCAGTAGGCGTCCTTGATCAGGACTTTGCCTGCGCCATCTCCGCCGTTGTTGCCGACGGCAGCCCCTCCGCCACCGCCCACGCCGCAGACGGCCCAGACGCCGCCGTCGTTGAGCTTCATCTCGATCGGGGTATAGTAGAGCCCCCGGTGGAAAGTGTACTTCTGCGCGGTGCCGGTCGCCGGTTCCTGGTCGACGCGGTCGCTCTGGCCGATGCCGCCGGAGTAGGTGACGCCGTTGTAGGTGACGTCGCCGCCGTTTTCCGGCTCGCGGAATTCGAGGTCACTGTCCGGGACCTGAGAGTCCCAGCGGATCGTCTTCCAGATGCCGCCCTTGCCGCCATGCGCTCCGGCGACGCCGTCCGCGCCTGGTAGGGCGTAGAGTTGGCCGCTCATCTCGTCATAGTAGCCGGTGTCAGATGAGGCGCCGTCCGCGGACGTGATGAGCTGCGTCCCTGCGGCGCAGCGGGACGCCCTGTTGGAGCTGGTCAGGATCAGCTCGGTCAGGCCCTCGGTGCTCACGGTCTGGCCGTAGACCTTGGCCCCTGCGCCATGCGCTCCGCCTGCGCCGCCTGCGCCGCCCTCCGGGGGCGTGGCGCCCTCGGCATAGCCGCCGTCCTGACCGTCCTCTCCGGCTGCACCGTCGTCGCCGTAGCCGATCAGGACCACGCGGACACGGGTGACGCCGTCGGGGATCGGCCAGCTCACGCTGGCGCCATTGGTCAGCTCAATCTCCTGCCGCCGCGTGTAGGCAGCTCCCCAGCCAACCGGGATATAGTTTTCGATGATCTCGCACTGAGCCCGTCTGAAGCTGGAGTAGTTGGTCGACATTCTCATAATGAAGCCGATCATGGACTCCTGGTAGGAGTTCCAGAGCCGGTAGCGTCCGCCGCATTTTTCCTCGTTGACCACAATGTCCTGATTGATGACCATGGAATTGAAGTAATACTGCGCCAGCCTGTCCAGCACGTTGTCGCCGTTGACCATGGTGACCAGCGTGGCTTCCTCGACGCGGACGTTTTTCTCGACCACGTCGTCGGGGTTCTCGCGGCTGATGACCTTGGTGGTGTGAATGTACGGCTTCCCGAGAAGCTGCCCGACGCCGGAGACCACGGCGAAGTTTGTGTTCTTCTGGTGGATCGTGAGGTTGGAGCCTTCCGCCTGGTGGATGGAGTCCGAGTAAATCGGCCGGTCAAAGACGACCATGATGTGGTCGACGTAGTCCGCCGTGTTGTCAAGCAGAGTCTCGTCCTCGACGGAGCTCATGTAGTGATAGCCGTGCTCCACGACCTCGATGTGGCTGGCCGGTTCGTTGTAGTTGACCGAGCCGCCGTAGAAGAGCCGTTCCTTGGGGATGGTTTGAAGTTCGTCGTCCTCGCTTGCCTTAAGGAAGGTGAACTGCATGATGCCGTAGAACTTTTGCTTTATGATCTGCACGCCGTAGGCCATGATCAACTGGTGCAGGTTGCTGCGCTTCGTCCCATAGGGGAGCCATCCGTAGACCTTCTGGGCCGCGACGTCGTCGTCGATGGTATAGCTGTAGGTTGTCCCGAGGATCTCCGCCACGACGGAAGCAAAGGTCTCGCCGGTATAGATGCCGCCTTTGTGCACCTGCCGATCCAGAAGGCCGACTGCCGAGATGGCGTTGATCCTGTACTGCGTCCGGCCGATGCGTTCGACGTTTTTAGAGAAGAACTCTCCCGCATATATTCCGGAGGAAATGAAGTGAACCTTCGTGCCATAGGGAAGTTTGCGAATATCCTCTGTGAAGTGCCCGCAGAAGATCTTCCCGTTGCTTGTCAGCATGCCGCTGCTGTAGTTTGACGGCCGGAAGCGCCGCCGTGGGATGACTTCGTAATTGACGACCGGCGTGCAGGAATCGATGTAGAGCTCGCTGCCGATCAGGTCGACCTCAGTCTCTTCCTGGATAGAGACGATTTCCGCTCTGGTGAACATGGCGATCGGGGAATACATGTCGCCTATGACGAATCTTAAATCTCCCTTTTCATAGGGCTCGAACTCGGTGTCGGGACTGTTGGATGCCCGTATCATAGGGTAGAAGGTTGCATCATCGTAGACGGTTCCGTTGATGAACCGCGCCAGAACGTACCAGTAGCCGAAGGGAGGCGTGAAAGTATGCGGCGCTGTGTGCTCGGACGATCCGGTGTCCGGGAAAATATACGGTCTGCCGTTGATGTTGAACAGCATAAACACAGTAGACGGCATGTTCTCCACAACGACCTCCGTCGTTCCGTCAAAAAATGCTGTGCCGATCTCCTGGGCGTAAAGGTTAAACGTTCCGCCGGTGTCCACAGTGCCGTCGATCGTGATGGTCCCTGTTTCGGAATTTCTGGAATAGGTGATGCCGCTTTCATGCCCGTCTGTGTAGTCGAGCAGCCTCAGATAGTTTTTTGCCATCACAGCTCCTCCAGTTTGAAAGAGATATTCTCCCAGACGTAGGAATCCGCCTCACCGGTCTGGGCGATGTTGTTGAAGAACGAGGCCGCCTGCGCGCTGGGGTGCATCTCTTTGGTCACGGTGCCGAGCAGCGGGTCGTCGTAGGTCACGTGCACGATCTTGGGCGTGATCGCCGCGAGAAGCGTCTGGAGCTCGTCTACGCGCATGGCCCGGCACTCCACGTCCAGGTCAACCTTGACGGCGAGGATGTCCATCTGCGTGTAGCCTGCGAGCGTGACGCCGCCGTTGGAGCCGGTGACATACCTAAACGACCAGGAGAGACCGCGGAAGGCGATGAGCCCGGAGATCTCGGTTCCGTCAATAGTGACGGGGGAATTGATAATCATGCGGCGCCTCCTTTACGCAATCACGAGCTGCACGCCGTGCTCATTGTTCACTTCCTGCAGGGGCTTGAAAATCGCACGGGCGAATTCACGCTTGTCCAGCATAAAGACGGCGGTGAGATTCTCCTGCCGCCCGGTTGTGGATGTGTCCAGACTGGACACCGGCGCCGGAGCCGTGCGGGGCAGCGTGCTGCCGGGCGCCGTGCTCTGGTCAAAGGCCGAGACGGCGGCGTTGGCCATCTCGTCGACGCCGACGGTGATCGGCTGCAGGTTGTCCTCGATGCCGACGGCCATGCCGGCGGGCAGCCAGCGCCCGACTTCGTCAGCAAACAGCTTCGACGGGGAGCCGATGCCGAGTGCAGACTTCGCAGCGGACAGCGCCTGCCGTGCGAGGTCCGCCAGCGCGGAGAACAGCGCCGCACCTGCGTCCCAGATGCCCTGGCAGACGCCCTGGATGATCTGGGAACCGACGCTTAGCCAGTCGACGCTGAAAAACGCCGTCACGGCGTCCGCCAGCAGGCCGGGGATCATCGCGGCAATCGTCGGGAACTGCTGCGCAAGGCCGACGCCCAGCTCTGCGATGAGCTGGATGCCGCTTGCAAGGAATTCAGGCGCTCCTTCGACGATTGCGGTCACGAGCTGAGTGACCAGGCCTGGCAGCTGAGGGGCGAGGTTGCCGAGCATTGAGAGAATGTTCTCGCCGAAGGCAGCGAAGCTGTGCGTGAGAGCTTCAAACGCCGCGCCGAGACCCTCTCCGGTCATGAGCGCCGCGAGCAGGTTCTCCCAGCTCGCCTTGACGGCGCCGAAGGAACCGGTGAGCGTCGTCGACGCTTCCGCGGCGGCCACGCCGGTGAGGCCCAGCTCGCCCTGGATCGCGTGGATCGCCGCATAGACGTCGCCAAGGTTGTTGATGTCATACTCCACGCCCGTGAGCGCCTGTGCGTCCGCGAGGAGGCGCTGCATTTCCTTCTGGGTGCCGCCGTAGCCCAGCTTGAGGTTATCGAGCATGGTGTAGTTCTGTTTGGCGAAGCCCTGGTAGGCGTTCTGCAGACTCTCGATCGGCGTGCCCATCTTGGCGGCGTTGTCGGCCATATCCATGATGGCGGTATTCGCCGCTTTGACGGCGGCCGTCGTGTCGCCGCCGAAGGCCTGCTTGAGCGACGCGCCGAAGGAGACCGCCTGTTCGGCGTAGTCGTTCGCAGAGATCCCCGCACGCGCGGCGATCATGGCGAAGGACTTAGCCTGGGCCGACGCCTCGCCGTAGATGGTCTCCAGACCGCCGAAGGACTGCTCCAGGTTGCCGCCGGCCTCAAAGGCGTCCTTTAGGACCTTGCCGACCGCGGCGACGCCCAGGACTTTTTTCAGAGAGCCAAGGAGACCCGCCCCGGCTTTGGAACCGGCAGACGAACCGGCACTCGCCGCAGGCCCGCCGAGCAGGCTGTCGATCTCTTTTTCAATGCCCGGTGCCTTGGGCACGATGTTTACATATGCGTTGCCGATGTTCTCGGCCATAAGTTACCCCTCCTCCGTCATGGCGGCGCGCCATTTCTGATAGGCCTCCACGCTGTCAAAGCCGGAGGTCTCCTGCTTTTTCTCGCCGCCGAGGATCGTCTGCAGGATGCTTTTCGGGCGGTTGCGGCCTTTGCTCCCGTCCTTGGTGTTCTGCCATGCCAGGATGTGCAGCGCATCCACGGCCATGGCCAGGAGCATGGTGTCGGTGTCAACCGGCGCTCCCGTGATTTTTCGAGCAATACGCGAATTCGGCCCCAGCCCGGCGGCCAGCGCCGCCGCCGTGAACACAGGCAGCGAGCGCCAGTCGAGAACATGGTAGACCTCGGCGAAGTCGCAGATCAGTGCGGTTTCGTCGAGGGCCGCCATGCGGGCGAGGCCGATCAGTTTTTTACGGCGTCCCCTCCGCCCGACAGGATCTCGGTGAGCTCGCGCTCCAGATCCGCAGGCGGGACGCGCCCGTCATGGAGGCTGCCGAGATGGGCATACAGGGCCTCCGTCTGTTTCTCGCCGAGCAGAAGCACCGGGAGATCCACCAGCGCAGCCGTGCGCTGCAGCGGGGAGGCCTCCGGGTCAACGATGGAGCGGATGTGCCGGAGCACGCGCATGTCGTTGGCGTTCAGCTCGTCGAAATCAGCGGAGAAGCCGGTCGATGTAGTGATGTGTCTCACGGTCTCGCCCTCCGGGTCACGACGCGAGCTTGATGTACTCGAAATGCGTGACGCCGCTCGCGTTCGGCAGGGCCGTAATGGTCAGCTTGTAGCCGACGGCCTCGTCGTCTTTGTAGACGACTTCACCGAGCTTGGAGATGGAGCCGGTCGGGATCACGACGCGCTTGAGGGCGCCGCCCTTCATGCTCAGCTCGATCACGTAGACCTTGTCGGGCAGCTGGGCGGAGCTGGCGTTCACCGTGATGGTGCCGGTGCCCTCAGTGACGTTGGCGTCGCCGTAGACGACCTTGAGGACTTCCGGGTTGAGAGCTTCGATCAGGGTCAGCGTCCACTCGTCGTTTTTCTCCGTCTGGAGTACGAGCACGGTGTCGCCGCCCCACGCCTTGACGTTCTTAGACTCAGGCGTGTTGTTATTGGTGACGCCGTCCTCGGAGACGTAGCCGAGCTCTTTGAACGCGGTGCCGAGGGCAGTGGTGGCGTCGTTCGGCAGCGTCGTGCCGAGAGGAGCCGCAAACACGGCGCCCGCGACCTTCGGCTTGCCGGTCGTTACGTTTGCAACAGTGGGCATGTTATGCCTCCTTCTTTACAGGTAGTGTGTAATGGAAAAAACCGTCTGATAGCGCGGTTTTTTTCTGGACAGGTCCGGGAAGTTATAGCTGCTGTCCAGCGAGCAGCGGCTGATCTCCGGCTCTTCGACGATCGCCTCCATGGCGGCCTCGACGGCCGCGCAGAGATCCGCGGCGTCGGCCCTGGACTCTGCCCAGGACTGCACGGCGACGGTGGCGGAGGAGATCTTGTTCTCGCGTCCGCCGCCGGTCTTTTCAACCGTCACAAAGCGGGGGAGGACGGGGCTCGGCACGTCGCCGCTGACAGGTACAGAGAGCACTCCGCTCAGATAGTCGACGATGAATTCTTCGATTGTCATAGCTTCACGCTCCCTGCTGCCTTGAGCAGCGAATTGTGCCGGCTGTTATCCAGCCTGGCCTTGAAGGTGTCGGTGCGGACGGAGGCGATGGCCACGAAGCTGATCGGATGAGCCGACTCCACCTCGTAGCCGTCGCCGGCCGCAGCGCTGATCTGCGCCGCCGCCTGGTTGAGGACGCTCTGCATCCCGGCCGACTTCATGACTTCATTCAGCCCGCGCAGGTTGAGCTTGAAGACCCTACTCACAGCGTGCCACCCGGACTTTCTTGTGCCAGGGCGTCGGGACGTTCGCCTCGATGCCCTGGATCGTGTCGCCGAAGGTGCGGAAACGCTCGCCGAAGATCTCGACCTCGGTGTCCGTCCAGACGTGGGCGTCGCCCTTCGGCAGGCCCAGCATGTAGCGGATCTGCTTGCCGTAGAGGTCGATCGAGCTCGTGATGTCGTCCGTGGTCGGCTCGCCGACGAGGACGTTTTCGACCTGCACCGGCTGGACGGAGTAGACGGGATTGTTGAGCCCGTCTACTCCGGTCTGCGTCTTCTCGTACAGGGTTACGGTCACGCCTCTCATGTCGTCGCCTCCGGGACCAGCTCCTGCACGGGGCTGTAGCTGCCGATCTGATTGCCGAGGCCGAGGATCTGCCGGTCGGTCTTGCCGAGATAAAGCTCGCCGGTGGCGCCGCCGCTGCCGATCGTCCAGCTCTGGGAGTAGCCGAGGGCGCTCATGCTGCCCTGGGTCGCGCCCATGGGCACGCCGCCGGCGTCTCCGCCGTCGCCCAGAGCACGGATCACCATGCGGCAGGAGACGACCTTTTTGGCCTCGTCAGAGGCGTTAAGCGCAGCCGCGTCGATGAGCACGGCGGCGTCCTCAAGGAGGGCAGAGCAGGTCTGCTCTTCTGTCTGGCTCAGCTCTCGCCCCATGCGCGCCTGGACGTCTTCGATTGTTGCGTAGGCTGCCATGAGGTCACCTCATTTCGTCTTGGCAGGTTTCCGGGCCGTCTTCTTCGCCGGAGCTTCCTGCTCCGATGCGGGCGGTTCCGCCAGCCGATGGCCGGCTGCAAGATACTTCTCGACAAGGTCTGCCGGGACAGACATTTCTGTCCCGGTGACCATGTTGATCATCCGCGCGCGTTCCATCAGGTGGTGGCGTCGGTCAGGACGGCGAAGCAGGAGGTGTCAGCACGGAAGCCGACCTCGATCTCCGCCCGGACGGCGAACATGTTGTGCTCCCACAGGTTGACCTGCGCGTTGCCGATGGTGAGGGCGGTCTGGTCCGCGAAGCGGATCTGCACGCCTTCGACCGTGCCGTACATGGCCTGGCTCCAGTCACCGGCGATACCGACCTTGTTGGGGGTGCCGGCAGTGTACGCGCCTTTGGACAGAACGGTGCGAGCGCCAAGGACCATGGGGACAGCGCCCTCGGCAACGTTGTTGATGAACAGAGGACGCTGCTGGCCATCGACAGCACCAAGGAGGATGCCCTTGCCCTGCGGAGACAGGACGATGCCGTTCATGATGCCGCCGGCGGTGGCGATAGCGGAATCAGCCGCGACCAGGCCGGCGTAGGCGTGAGTGCCGCCGATGCCGGCAGCGGTAGCAGCGCCCAGGGTGTCGAAGTTGGCGCCAGGAGCGCCGGAAGCCGCGCCGAAAACGGTCGCGTCGAACTTAGCGGCCAGAGCCAGAGGCAGGCGGGCCACGATGGCGTCATAGAGGGAGGCGGCGTCGCGGCGGAACTCGTCGGAGAACGGGACGATCACGGCCAGCTTGTAGGCCTGCATGATCTTGGTGGCGAGGCCGGGGTTGGAAACGGGCTTCGCGCCGGTCTCTTCGACCCAGCCCGCCTCGGGATCGCCGGTGATCACGGGGATGGTCAGGCCACGGCCGGGGAGGGCGATCTGGCGAGCGAGCTGCATGACAGCAGACTGCTCCTGGGTCTTCTGCATGATTTCCTGCGAGACCTCGGTCGGCAGGGAGATGTTGGTCCTGTTGGTAGCAATACCAGCCATTTTTCAAAAAGCTCCTTTCAAAGGTTGTCCTTCGCCCACTCGGCGAACTTGTCGCGCGTCGCGGGCGTGGGCGGGTTGTGGGGCTCCCCGGCGTCTCGGATGCGGGGGTAGCCCGTCGGATTGGCAAAGGCGAGGATCTCGTCTGCCTGCTTCGCGCAGGCCTCCTCGGTTTCCCCGGTCAGCAGGTGCGCGGGGACTTTCTTCTCGCCGGCGACCTTTTCCCGCGTGAGGCGGATGGTCTCGGCGGCCTTCATGGCGTCCAGCTCCTGCTGGAGCTGCGCGGCCTTCTGCTTCGCCTTCTGCAAATCTTCGTTGTTTGCAGCGGCGGCCAGCTGCGCCCGGAGGTCCTCAAGCTCGGCTTTGGCGGCGTTGACGTCCGCGCCGTTGATGCCCATCAGCTTGTCAATGGCCTCCTTCGGGGCGTCGGGGAAGAGTTCGGTGATGTCTGCGCGTTTCATAGGCTTCCTTTCTCGGCTACGCTTTTTACGGGGTCGCCTCCCGTGCCGCTGCCGCTTTACGACCGGCGGTCGAGTTTTGTATATCAAGCGCCGTTTGGCGTTTGAATCGGTGTTAAGAATGGACACAATCAGAGATCCGCCTCTTCGGCGGCGGAGTTCTCCAGCTCTTTGCGCTTTTCGTAGGCGCTGCGCTTCTGGGCGAGGATCCGCTCGCGGTTTTCGGAGTAGAGCGAGCGCCGCAGGGAGTTGAGCTTCTTGTCGCTGTTGCGGCCATCGGCGTCGTCCCACATCTCGCGGTAGGCGTCCGGATCGTAGCCGGCGACGTTGGAGCTTCGGTCGTAGCGGATCGCGTAGGTGCAGTCGCAGTTGGCGTGGATGTGCTCGGCGTGGCCGCCCTTGAGCGCCTTTTTGCTGGCTTCCTGCCAGCCGCGAGAGGCCAGGGCGATGCAGAAGGCGCAGGTCTCGCCCCGCGGGATCCAGGCCCACTCGGCGCCGTCCCGGATGGCGTTTTGCATCGTGGTGTCTACTCCCTGCATCTTCACCAGGCGGCCGACGGCTCCGGCGACAATGTCCGGGTTGCCGGATTTCGCCGTGCCGACGACGGCCTTCGCGATCTCCTCCGTGGTCGCCGGATCTGCCGGGACCGCCGGTGGAAGTGTCCGCCCGGCGAGCGCGCCGATCGTGTCATAGAACTCGGCGGCGAGCGTCGCGGAGGCGTCGCCGTACTTGTTCACAATGGCCTCGGCGATGTCGATCATCGCGTCCTGCTCCCAGCGCTCAGTGGGGAAGCCGTAGCGCTCGATGTAGTCCTTCATTGCCTGATAGGCTGCGTCGTTGATCTTCCGCAGGGCGGCGATGTACTGGTCCCAGGCCTTCTGTGAGATGATCATGCGAGATTCAGCTCAGAGAGGACTTCCGAGCCCCTCTGCAGCCGCTCCTGCGCGCGGATCCGGCGGATGTCCGCCTGATCGAAGCCGATCATCTCGAGGAAGGTGTCCGTCCCGGCGAAGCCCTGGCGCGCGCTTGCGATCTTGATTGCGGCGTCCGCAGTCACGGCCACGCTCGGCATGGAGGGGTTTTTGAAGTGGGCCACGATGTCCTTCTGCTCGTCCGTCAGGTCCTCCATGGTGGTGCCGTCCATGATGGCCAGCGCCATGAGGGCGATCGTCCGCAGCGCGTCGCCGTTGCCGGCGTTGAGCTGTTCGGCCATGGCCACGAGGGTCTGGCTCTGGGCGAGAATCGCGTCGGAGCTGGAGGGGTTGGCCTCGCTCACGACACCGGTGTCAACGACGGTGAGGCCGGTCGCGGCGGAGAACTGCGTCGCAAGCACGCGAATCATCTCGACATGCGGGGAGATGTTGCCCTGTGCCAGTTGCCCGAAGGTCGGCTTCTCGCCGGTGTCCGGGTTCGTGGTCGCGGCGAGGATGTTCCCCACATACTGCTGGAACTTCGTGCCGGTGAGCGTGTCGTACTGGTCGTCCGTCACGCCCAGCAGGTACTTCTGCGGCGCCGTCGCGAACTCGAGGCCGATGGTCGCGTTCGCGATGGTCCTGACATAGCCCTGGATCAGGCGGCGGATCGGCTCTTTGATCCGACTCCGGCCGAAGGGCTTGGAGCTGGTCGCGTTCCAGATCAGCGCCTCCATCAGCGGGCGGCCCATCCGGTGCGGGTAGCGCGTAAAGCTCCAGCGGGAGCCGACGCGCTCGAAGACCAGGACAGCGTAGTCGAGGTAGAGGTTGATCAGAGACGGCGTCCAGATCGTGTCGTTGTTGTCCGGCGCCGTGTCGATGATGGCCATGCCGTAAGCGATCCGGCCCTTGTCGCCGTCCCAGACAGCGGCAGCCGTCTGAGGCGAGTGGAAGCGGATCTTGCAGCCGATCTCCGGATCTGCCGACAGGGTGGCAAAGGTGCAGCCGTACTTCAGCTCGTCGCGGCACGCTGCCATGTAGGCGTAGAGGAGCCGGTTGGCGGCGACCAGACGGTCGAGCGCTTCCACGTCCTCACCGTTGATGCCGACGAAGCCGTCAAACATTGAGCGAGCCGCCAGAACGTCCACGCACTTCGCGCCCCAGCTGCAGCCGATCTCGAGGCCCTGCATGCCCTTCGGGAGTGCGATGCCGAGGTTGACGCTGTTCAGGGAGATCTTCCCCTCGTAATACTTATCTTTCTCGGCATTCTTGGCGCTGTGCGTCTGGTAGACGTCCAGCAGTTTCCGGAAGGCGTAGATCTCGAACTCGGTCAGGCCGGAGATCGCGCCGGGGTCAATGTTGATAATCATAAGCAATCACCCTATCCTCATTTTCTTCGCTGGGTCGCGCTTGGAGGTCTTCGCCCCCCAGAGGGCCAGCGCCGCGGCCTCGACCGGAGCCGAATTATCGCCGCCGAAGGCCCAGCCGCCGGCAAGCGGCCGCTTCGTTGCCGTGACGGCGCTCTCCCGGAGCAATTCCTGGCCGAAGTACCAGCTCACCGTCTGTTCGTTCACCGCCCCGCAGAGCGTCGAGGCGGCAGAGACGACGTCGCGGGCCGTGGGGCGCACGACTGCGCCCTTGGCGCGCCATTTCTCGCTGAGCTTATCAACAAGCACGTCCGCACCGTTGCGGCCGTCTATGACCACGCAGGCGGCCTTCTCGGCCCTCTCGTTGAGCCAGTCGGCCAGCCACTTCGTCCCGTGCCCGGTCGGCTTCATGTCGATCAGGGAGACACGGCTCTTTCCCTCCGGCGTGATCACCGCGCCGCAGAGGGCCACGGCGGATCCGTCGTAGACGAATTTGACGCCGTAGGCCGTTTTGCCTTCTGGCTTCTTCGCCGGGCTGCGGCAGGCGTCCCAGGCGGCCGCCGGGATCGCGAGGTCGTCTTTCGTCTCCAGCACCGGCGACCACCAGCCGAGGCGCTCGCGGGCGAAGCCGTCGGCGGTCTGGGTGCGCAGCTCCTCGGCCGTGAATTCTTCGGAGAGGTTGATGCCGAGGGCGGGGTTGGTCATGTACCAGAGGCCTGAGTCGTCCACGTGGATGTCCTGGATGGAATCCGCAGCCACGCTCCATTCGTGCCAGGCGTCCTTCGGTCCCGGATCCGTCAGGCAGACCTGTCGGCGGCGCCGGAAGACGGTGCCGGGGCAGCCGGGGTAGGGCGGCGTTCCGGTGTAGATGATCTGGCGCTGCCCGGTGGAGCTCGCCGACAGGGTCGGCATGATGGCGTCGACCTGGTCGTCGGTCAGCTCCTGGGCCTCGTCGTAGACCACCAGCGAGATCCCGGCGAAGCCGCGGGCGCGCTGGCGGGATCGGGCGGAGAATTCGATCGATCCTCCGTTTTCAAGTTCAATGGCCTCCTCGCCGTTCGTGTAGCGGATGTAGCGCACGAGCTTCTGGATCTCCGGATGCCGCCGGTCGGTGAACATGCGCTCAAGACGCCGGAAGCTCTTTTTGCCGGTCACGACCTGATGGGCTGTGTGCAGGATCCGCTCGCCGCGGATCACAAGGCCGAAAAATTCGCGGGCCTCGAGGCAGACGTTCTTTCCGTTCTGCCGGGGCGCCGAGAGGCCGGCGCTCGTGACGGTGTAGTTTCCGGAGAGGTCCTTCCCGAGCCAGGCGTCGACGACGAGCCGCTGCCACTCGGCCAGGGGCACGCCGTAGGCTTCCATGAGCGCGGCGGCGGCCGCGCCGTCGGTGAGAAGGTGGTCCGGCTCGACGCGGATCCTCGGGATCTGGCTGCCGGTCATTCGTCGTCCTCCTCAAGCATCGCGCGGATCTCCGCAGCGTTGACCTCGATGATCTCCATCACGATGTCGGTGACCAGATGGCCGAGGAGGATCCAGCGGTGTTCAAAATCGCAGTTGAAGTAGCTCGTCGCCACTCGGTCTTCGGTGCCGCTGCGGATGATTGAGACGGCCTGCTCGGGATGGTGCTCGAACATCTCGCGCACCGTGTTTTCGGCGTATTCGCGCCAGTCTTTGGCTTCGCTCATAGGGCGTATTTCTCGCGGACGAGGTCCAGGACGGTCACGGTGGCGGGCTCGGGCTGCTCCTCTTCCTGGACCTGCTTGCCGGTGCGGAAGCTGTCATAGACGCCGCGCAGACGCCGCAGAGCCTTCGGGGTCAGGCCGAGAGCTTCCCGGTGGGCGAGGATTTTGTCCTCAAGTTGGACGATGATCTGGTAGTGCGGGTCGAGAAAGCTCGGTTTCCCGCCCGGCGGAGCCGTCCGGCTCCACGCCTTCTCGGCACGGGTTTTCCGGCGTTCCAGGATGGCGAGCGTTTTGATCTCAGGATCGAAGGCCGGGTCGTAGATGCCCAGCGCCTGGAGCTGCTCGCGGTAGATCTGTTCGCGTGTCATGGGATCCTCCAGCGCGGCCGGGGATCGCCTCCGGAGGGTGCCTCCGGGGATCGCGCCCGCGGCCCGCGCGTCTTTGGTTATTTCAATTTCGCCGCCCGGGAATTTTTCCTCGGGGGTATTTCGGCGCT